GTAAGTGGGCGCAGTAGCATAGCCATCCTGCTGGACCAAGCGGGCAAACTGCTTGTAATCCTTGACGCCTAGCAAGTTATGGTAACGCGAGTTGTTGATAAAGAAGTTGGCGTGATCGAGGACCGACGTGCTCCAGTTGGTGTATTTGCGGAACTGAGCGTAAATGGTAGTCCAGTACCCGTAATACTCCTTGGTGGCAAACGTCACCGATTGGCCATTGTAACTGCCCTTGATCCCGAACAGATTGTTGTTCGGTGGCAGCGCCAGTTGAGACGTACCCCAGCTGGATTCGATGGCAGCCTGGGCAGCCGTTACCGAAGGCAGCACACCCTTGGCCCATGACTGCAAGGCACCAGGTTTGATTGCCGCGAAGAACTGTTGCGGATTACTCATTGACTGGCCCGCCCCCTGCCTCTTGTTTTGCCGCCGTTTCCTTGGTCAGTGCATCGCCTAAGCGAGTTAACGTGTAGGTGGCGCCATTGGTATCCACCGCCAGTTGGCTGTCTGGATAGTAGGTCAGTTGCTGGCTCGACGAAGTATTAGCAACGGGTACAACCGGCTTCTCCGTCACGTTGACCGGAGCAATCGATACGGCGGCCTCTTTATCCCAGGCCAGATGCATAGCAGAGACAGCAGACTCAACGGCACCAGCGATCACGTCATGTGATACGTCTTTTAGACCGAGCGCATGCAGCGTTGATGTAATCTGATCAATGGCAGCCTTGCGCTTCTGGGCGTTGTCCAGATTACCGGTTTGCAATTCGTGCACGACATACGTCGCGACCTTGTTGATCACGTCAATCGTCGTCTGAGCAGCTTGATTGTCCTTAGCCGCCTCTTTAATCTGGTTGCTGTTACGCATAAACCAGGCCAACACCGCACCAACGATGAGCACAATCACTTGGACGATATTATTGATCAGTTGCTGATCCATCAGTCGTCTCCTCCTTTGCGGATACATTACCATCAGTCACGATCTGGACCGTGTTCTTTCGCTGGTTGCTGTACATATCGAGCTCATGGGCCACTTGGTCACGTAAAAATGGCTCAACGTCATCAATTGATCCGCGGCCATTCAAAATATCAGCCACTCTCAGCATGACTTGCGTGCTCGCCATGCCTTCGTTCTTCTTAGCCGTCATTTCACTCATCATTCACCCTTCTTTCGCTCAGCTAGTTCGTGCCGCAACTTATCGACCTGCTTCTCAGACGCCAGCCACTTGGAATAAATGGCATCTCGTTCGGCTCGGAGGCTCTCGATGAGCTTGTCACGGCTGTCGACATCGTCATTGTGTTCTTCACGGTGATTCTTCTTGTTAAATTCGAGATACGCCAACAGCCCCAATAGCAAGGGGCTTAACACATTTAAGAGCGGCGCCAGTTGCTTAATGATCCCCTCCATTGGCATCGCTCCCCCTTGCCAGCAAGATAATAAATGCAGTCACCGCAGCGTTGCTCATCCACGGCATAATGTCAGTACCCAACGCCACCCAGTGGAGTAGCTGATAAGTCGCCAAGGCGCCCATGGTCATGGTCGATAGCACAAGGATTGCCCGATTCCATCGGATGTCTTTCGCACCTAACAGCACCCAGAGGAGATAGGCCAAGCCGACCAGCATAAACCAAAAACCAACCCAGTCATCGTTGGCAAAAAGCAAAAAATCCCCTGGAGGCCAGCGGAAATAGTTGTCATGATTAACTAGGAAAATACCTGTTCCGATGTGCAACAGGCCAAGCACCTCATGCTGCGGATTGTCTTTAATCCGTTGCCACATCGCTCTTCACCTCCTTACACCAACATTCCTGCCAAGAAGCTGGCAACCACCAACAGGACTACGCCTGCGGCTTGCCAGCGTCGTCGTTTTTTTCTGTGTCGAGGATCTTCTGGACCTGGGGACGGATCACTTCGGGGACTTCTTCAATCTTGCGACCGCCATCCAATACATTGGCAGCGTATAGGGCGGATAAGGCACTAAACTTGAAATTCAACATGATAAGTTCCTCCTGTTTTTGAGTAACATAATGCCGCTACTTTTTAGCAGCGGCTGCATCGATAAGTTTCTTAACGTCATCCCGGATGAGCTCCGGGACGGAATCAATGGTTCGTTGGCCGTCAGTGATGGCCTTGGCATAGAGCTGCTTGATGGCATTCATTACTTCGTGCCCCCTTCAGCTGGCTTGGTGTCGTCCTTGGCAATCGTACTGGACAGTACCAAGTCAGAGATTTCCAGCAACGCAGCCTGCAACTGTTCGGCCTGTGAGCTTGCACCATCTGCCGCTGTCTTGGCATCAGTCGCCGTAGTATTGGCCGTAGCCGCAGTCTGACCAGTGGACTTGAGACCAGCAGCCAACTGACTCAATTGCAGCTTGAGTGTATCTGCCGATCCATCAATCCATTTGAGCTGGCTCCAATCGTAAAATGGGAGCTTGGCCTTGAGCTCGTCAGGGATTGGATCAGTAGTGTAAGGATGTACAACTTCCACATCTGGCGGCCAATACATGAGCGCAAAATACGTTCCATCTGGTCGGATTGTTTGATACGTGCGGTAAACCTTCTTCAATTCATTGTCTGCCATTTTGTTACCTCCTTGTTATTATTCACCCCTCGACAATCTTAAGAAGGGTGTACGTAGTTTCGTTCCGGTAATCAACCACGTGGGGCCATACGTTTGAGCTGAGACTGCCTGCATACCAGATAAGCAAGAATGGATTCTCATCGCCAACACCGATTTCCAAGACTGGACCGGTATGCAGTAAATCTTCCTGGGATATCTGTACTCCGCCATCCGGCGTCAATGCTGACACGGGCTTAGTATAAGTGGGCCTTGGTGTGCCATATAACACAATGCCATTTGGCAATTCGCCAAACGTTTTTGACAGCTTAATGTCAATATACCTATTGAGTCTCTCAGAACCAGTCCAAAGTGAGGCCCGCCAAATTAGGTTGCCCTGATTGTCGTACAATTTCGCCAGTCTTTGGCCGTCGGGTATCATAATTTGAGCTAAGCTTTTTAATTCAGTCATTTAATTACCACCCCCCATAACCCCCAATATCAAATACTGGGACCGCTGAGCCGGTGTCAGGGCGTCGTACTGCGCCTGCGTGCCCGACCAAACAATTGTTTGCTTAAAATCAGCCAGCGCTGTGTCGATCTGTGCGCTGACCTGATCGGCTGTACGGTATTTTGCACCGTCTTCAATAGTCGTGTACTTTTTATCAGCGTCTACCTTAGATAAAAAGTCGGCGACCAATTTATCAGTCGTCGTGTACTTTTTATCAGCGTCTACCTTAGATAAAAAGTCGGCGACCAATTTATCAGTCGTTGTGTACTTACTCATATCTGGTGCTGGGACAACAATGGCGATATTGCCGTCAGTGGCCGGCAGAATCTTATCGCCGCCGTTAATGGTCACGGACCGGGCAGGCTTACCCAATTCGTCCTTGGTGGCATAGGTATCTTTGATCCTGTCTTCCAGCTTATCCAAAGCCGCTTGACCTAAGCCAGATGAGCCGTCCTCTGGCAAGATGATCTCCAGTTTGTCCGTGTCACCGATAGTGGAGCTAATCCAATACGCCTGAGACGAACCGGCGTTGTCCGGATAGACGTACTGGCCGGACTGGAACGTCACAATAGAATACAGGATTTCTTCACCGGGCGTATTGTCGTCCACTGGCTTAGCAAACAGCCCGAGCGTATTGAGCGTAAACGCCTTGACCGTCTTGCTCTGGTCAAAGACAGCTTCCACCTGGACCGTCGTGTCATCAACGACCTTGGCGCCGCTGACCTGCGTCTCCTGATTCACCGGGATATCCTTCCCCAGCAGGACAGACAGTTCATCGTCAGTCTTCGCGTGCAAGTCAATCTCGCTGCCGACTGCCCGCGTGAACATTATCTTGGTCTGGCCCGCCTGGACCTGAGCAGTCAATTTTAAGCCTGCAGTCGTAAATGTATTACGATTTGTTGCCATTGTTCAGCCTCCTTTCATTGTTTGAATGCCGCTGGGCCAATGTATCGGACACCCCTCTTGGTTGCCACTTGTGCTGTGTACAATCCACGGCTGGCCCAGTGCTTGAACTGCTTGTCCCATGGCACGACTAAGCTGCTGCGGGTCCGTGTTGATTGCCCGATGTAAACACCCATCGGATCCGTTTGTACCACGTGCGAGATCGTCAGATTGGCCGGCACGTATTGGTTCAACATGCCAAACAGACGCTGCGTGAGCGATTTGCTCAGTGGGTCAGTCAGCACGAAGATCCGGAACGCTGGACCATCGACTTGCACCGTCGCCTCTGCGAAGCCCATGAGCTTGAGCAGTTCCCGGAGATAATTGATGGTGATTGGCCGCGGCGGCAACAGATGTAACAGCACATCGTACCGGCGTGTCTCCAAGTCAGCACCTGGCAACGGCGTGATGCCGAGCATGTCCTCGTACACAGATATACCGTCCACGTCAGCCAACATGATGGACTGGTTTCGTCCGGTGCGGTTCACCGTGGCGTACAATTCATCCAGTTGGGGTTGCTCAGCTTTCATCAGTTCGTGCATATCTAGCACATCGTCGTAGTAATCAGGCAATAGGCTCTCCAGCCGAATTAACTCAGCCACTAACTGTCACCTCACCTAACACCGGCAACTCGGATAATTTGCCAGTAGAAACTAGTGTGATATCAGCGTCACCGCCGGCAATCGTCAGGTCTGTAGCGTTGATAATTCCAGGAATCCGGAGCACTGCCGCGATGATCTGCGCCCGGATAATCCGCAATGTGTAAGACCGGTGAGCAATATCCATATTTCCCCACGTACGTCGAACAGAATCAAAGTAGGCTTCAATGGCATCGTGAATCTTGGCCTTAACTTCGACCACTTGGACACTGCCATCGGTTTGAACGGTCACCACAACATCAATCTTGCGCTCAGTCGGCCCAATGACTGTTACCGTGTGTCCAATGGGTGCCAATCCGTAGCCATCACCAGGCATGTCCTGTGGATCAATGGCCGCTTGCACGTCATGGATCAGCTGATCACTGGGCGTCGAATAATCGTTGTCCAGGATGACCAGCTTAACCGTGCCGCCACCGGCCCACGTCGGATAAATTTGGACAGCTCCAACCGTGTGTAACTGTGCCACCATGTCCTGATAATCGGCGACGTTGCCGCCATAAGCATTGACATTGTAGTTGGCGAGGATCCGCCGCCGAAACTCATCATCGGTCTCAACATTGCGGGCTGGCACACTGATCTCAATGATTTGAGCATCAGCTACGTCGTCGTTAGGCGTGATGGGCAGGATTTGGCCAACGTAATGATTGGCTGCGTCGCCTGTCGTCTCACAGGTGAGCTGACCGGTGCCGTCATCATTGACTTTCGACACCGTATAGAAAAACGGGGATGAGCCAATGCTGGCGAAACGGTCCCCCATCTCCACAGTGGCTGGTTTGCCGTCCCGATCCAGAAAGCGACCAGTGACAACAGCAGCTGTCGCCGCAATCCGGGTTAATCCCCGCTCCTGCCCACGGTAGTCCAGATATTGATTGGTTGCAGTCTGCGTGTAACTGTCGAGGATCCATTGCCGGATGTACAGGATCACTTCCGCAAAACTGTATGCCGAGGGCGCCAGAGCGTCATAAATAATCGAGCCTTCACGACTGTCGATGTTGCTTGGTACCTTGTCCAGCGCCTTGTCCTTCCAGTAATCGAAGTCCAACGCAGCCAGTTTGTCAGCCATTTCTTGCGGCGTCATGTTGTCACCTCGCTTTCGATATTCAGCAGCCCAAATTGTGTTGTGACCGTAGCAAAGACCGACAGCTCATCACTGCCGGTCTGTTCAATTTTGTTGATTTGCACATCGTTCACCCGGTCATCAGCCTTCAGGGCTTCGACGAGCATTCGTCGGACTTCTGCCTTGACGTAGGGCATTTCTTTTCCAAGCAGTTCAGCCAGGTCGTTGCCATATTGATCATCATAGATAGGCCAGACAAACCGCTCCGTCCGCAGTATCTTATCGATTGCTTGGCGTGCAGCGTCTTGACCATCCACCATGCCGGCAATGCGGCCGTTGATCACTCGGTAGGTGAGCGATGGCGCTGTGACTTCAATCACGTCGCCTTGATTATCCATCACTCATCACCTTCGGTCTTTTCTAAGACGAAGAACGACTGACCGCCGTCAGAGCGGATCATCACGACGCCGTCTCCGGCTTTGAGTGATTCGTCTACTTCGACCTCTTCAGTCCGCTCATTGTCGCTGGTATCCGTCCGGTCCTTGTATTTGAGCTTGACCTTGTGTTTGGTCGCATGCAGGCCCAGCGTGATGAAGTTGTCCGTCAGGATCATTGAGTTACTGAGCTGGACCTTGAGCGGCGATGTACTGACGACCTTGCCAAAAACCAGATCAGCATATTCATTAGGCTTGCCGCCCCGCGAATGCATTTGATCAAGCATCCATTCACCCGCCATCAGATACTCACCTCCAGATCCATGGTCCAATTCTTCGGGTCAAACTTGTGCGTGAGCTTCGTGATATTGACCTGGCGCGGGCCAATGCCGATATCAGTCAGGCTCTGCACCTTGATGTAGCAACTGTCCCCGGCCCGCAGATCGGTGGTACCCAAGGCGGTCAGCTTCAGCGTGCGTTCCTCTTTGTTCTTCTCCCGCAAAATATCCTTGGCCTTCTGCTGCATGGCAGCGGCGTTCATCTTGTCGTCATTGACCTTCTCGACAACTTGCAACTTGCCCCATTTACTGACAGTCGAGCCAGATGCTGACTTGGTGGTCAGCGTCGTGTTGGCCGGATCATCACCGCTGGACGAGTCTCTTACGGTCGCCGTGGTTTTACCTTTGTCCTTCTTGGACTTCTTGACCACTTTCACTACGTTCGCCGCGTCGTCGATGCTGGCGTTATACTTCCAATCCGTCAGCAGAGATTTATCTCCGACGATGATGTTGCTCTTGGAAGACGGCATGGCCAGAAACTCGACTGTGCCGTCATTATCCCGGATAAAGTACCGTTTGCCCGTAGCCGTCGCGGTGTCGTCGATGTCTGCCTTGATCATGTCGAAATAGGTTTCGCCATCGGCCACCTTGGCGGGCAGCTTGTAACTTGACCTGGTGACAACCCGGTATGGAATTCCTGTAGCCTTACACATCGTTTCGAAGCGTTGGCTGGCAGTCCCAGCAGGCCAAATGATACTGTCCTGATTTTTCAGATATCGCATATTGTCGTAAGCGGTGCAAGAAAATACCTCATCGCCGGTGTATGAGACTTTGAAAATGTGACCGAAGAATACTTTGACACCGTTCCAGGAGAACCTGACCTCATCCCCATTCTGTGGCGTGAACCAGTCCTGCACTTCAATCAAGTCGAACGTCAGGGATCCAGCGGCAAAGCCAGTATCGACTTCCAGCTGAGGCGTGGTCTTCAAGATTGGCAGCACATTCCAGCGCTCGGGGCTACCCCGTCTGCTGATTTGAAACGTTGTCGCTTTATCCATTGATCACACCCCTTTCAGACTTGATGCTGATACCCAACCCTGCGGCAAACCACCGAGAGTAGCCACGTGGTAGGGCCGTGCCCGTCCCGGAGCCACCAGGGTTATTTTCAGCTTTACGTTGTGCTCCTTCATTCCTGGCCCGCCGCCATAAGAATCCCGGAACAGCTGGCCATTGGCCACCACTTTCGAGCCAATGCCCAGCTTTTTAGCCGGGGCGGCACGGGCCGTTCCCTTCTTAACTGCGATCTTTTTACCGGATGGTGCCGTCTTAACAGTCATCCGTTTGGCCTTGTACTCACGCCATTCGGTCAAGGCCAGCGTGTACTGGTATTCAACTGAGTTGCCCGATTTGAACCCATACTTGAAACTGTCAATCTTGGTGAGCACATTGATCTTCGTCCCGGAAAGGACAAACCGCACCGGCTTGTCTGCATCCCGTGCAGCGGTCAGCCAATCGATATAGGACTGGGCGTCAGGCAACGGATTCTGAGCTGTCACCCAGTGAGCGTCGGACGTAAGTGGCAGTGTTGATTCAATTGAGAGCGGAATCAGCTTGCGTGTTGTATATCGCTTGATTTCGCCGAGACCCAATACGGTAGATGTATCGCCATCGACCTCGCCTTTGACCATCAACTCCGCCGGTGTGACCGGCAGTTCGATGGTCTTGTTACTTCCGTTGGTCAGATAAATACCGACATGATCCAATCAACTCACCTCCTAACTAGACAGACCGGCATCAGCTCGGCCGCGCAGATAATTCTCTATCGTCCGCACAATCGACTCGCCATCTTGTGCTGTCGCTGCATTGACCACAATGGCCCCTGGAGCAACCGTCACTTGCCGTCTATCCGATTGATTGTTATTCGTGGTGCTGCTATTGCCAGCCAATCCCAGGCCAGACGGCGCGTAGGATGGCCCATTACTGCCGGGACCACCCACACCGACGCCGCCACTATTCGCACCCGTGTATGCCGCGGTAGAAAGAGCACTCCCAGCCGCCGCCACCGGTGCCAGGTTATCCGTGATCCCCTGGGCAGCACCCAGAGACATGAATTTACCCAGCTCACCGAACAACTTGGATGGGGAATGGATATCCGCCTTGGCTCGGACCGCCTTATCCGCTTGCGCAACCAGTGCGTCAGCAGCAGCCGTCACCGCACCCAATTGAGACATCATGCCACCGGCCAGGCCAGCGCCAATCATGGAGCCAGCAGAAAATGCCTGAGCAGCTCCTGTCCGCATCCGACTGATGGCCACCATGACCAGCATGGACGAAGCCATCATCACGCTAGCACTGCCGGCCTGAATCCCAGCGCCGATTGCACTAGCCAACGCTTGACCAGCAGCCATTGCGTTGCCTGTGCCGCCCTGGAAGGCACTCACCAATGAGTTGATAGCCTTAGAAGCCATATCCCCAATGGCGCTGAGCCCTTCCTTAACGACTGAGACCGCGCCGACCATTGTCTCTAAGCTGTCGGCCGCAGCGGCTGCATTCGTTGCAATGCTCCGGACCTTACTCGCAACCAATGCCGTAGCGGCTCCTAATAGAGCCATGCCAACAGCAGCGACCGCTGCACCAGCACCCAGAGCAATGATCCCGGCCATCGCCACGAGAGCCATAACCCCGACGAGCATTAAGCCCGCCATCGCAACCATTGCACCGACGCCGACCATCATTAAACCAACCAGGGCCATCATGCCGCCAACCATGAGCATCATGAGCCCTGCGAAGGCCATCATCGCCATCGTGAAGACCATGATCAGTCCGACCATCGCCATCATGCTACCAACCATCACCATCATCAGGCCCATCATGGCCATCATGCCGCCCATCATGACCATCATTAATCCGGTGAAAGCCAGCATGGACATTGCAAAGACGAGCATTAAGCCCACCATTGCCATCATCCCGCCGATCATCACCATCATGAGTCCAGTCATAGCGAGCAGCCCGCCAGCCATTAGCATAACGAGACCTGCAAAGGCCACGATGCTGGCCGCAAACAACATAATCAGGCCAACAGACGCAATCAGGGCCGCTGGCATAAGTAGCATGAGCGAACCGGCCAGAGCCAGGAAGCCCAGCGCCGCTGAAAGCCCAAATTGAGCCACCAGTGGCAATGAGAATGCAATCAGTGCAATCCCAGCACCAGCGAGGAACATGCCAGCACCGACCAGCAACGCCGCCGCGCCCAGCATCAACATCGTGACACCGAATACCAGCATCGCTGGAATAGCAGCCGTTAATGCACCACCAAACACGGCGAAGACAATCACTAGACCAGCAATCACCAAACCAAATGCAGCCATCGCGATAGCACCTTGCATACCCGTCGCAGCCAACGGTGCCATCGCTAATGCCATGACACTGACTGCCGCGCCGAACACTGCAATCCCGGCCATACTAGCTTGAAGTTTGCCGCCCAGCAGAGCAAATACGCCAGCCAGCGCACCAACGACCACGCCAAACGTGATCATCGCGGCAATGCCCTTTTCGCCGGTGTTCGCCAGCGGGGTCATAGCCAAAGCCATCCCGCCAACCGCGCCAGCAAATACAGCAATACCGCCGGCACTCGCTTGGAGCTTCTTGCCCATGAGTCCCAGCACAACAGCCAGTCCACCAACAACACCGCCGAATGTCGCCATATTAGCGACAGCGTTCGGACCAGCATTGGCAATGCCTTGCATCGACTTAGCCAGCAGAGCGAGACTCGCGACAACTAACGCAATGCCCGCCATCTTGATTCCAAAATTGAGACCGCCGGCAAGAGCTTGTTTCAGGCTCCCGACCTTTGTGGCGGCATCCTCCGCACCTTTGCCGGCTTTGCCAAGAGACGACAGCTTACTCGCCAACTTGGCCACGATGCCGACTACAGGCAGGACAGTCTTCTTAGCGACTTTCCAGGCAATAAATGCTTTAACTGCTTTGCCAGCCAGATCCTTAATCATAACCAGCTGTTCTGGCGTCAAGGATTGGAGCCATTTACCAAACGCGCTGATAGCCCTGGCCGCAATTTTCATCGCCTTGCCGACACCTTCAGCAGCCATCTGGATCGGGTTGAGTTTCTTGCCATCAGGTATCTGATTGAACGCGGCCTTGACGAAATCCAAGCCAACCGACACATCATCCCAGGCGTCAGAGAGAGCCTTGACTGCACCGGTATCAACCAACGCAGACCAGAAATCAGTGACCCACTTTTTAGCTGTGGCGAACGCCTTAAACGCATTATCAGCAATCTGGTCGAAGTTAATCGACGCAATCTTGTCAGACAAGCTGCTGATGACGTTAATCCCGACCTTGGAAACCCGGTCAAACGCCCCTTGGAGCTTGTTAGTCACCCCTTCCCGCAGTCCGTCCATGGCTTGACCAACGGTTTTGTACTCCGTCGCCATTTTCGTGAACGCGCCGCTGGTACCAGTTTTCGTGATCGCATTGAAGAAGTCTTGCGTCTTAACTTTGCCATCTTGGATGTTTTGAACCAGTTGTGACGTGGTTTTACCCATCGTCTTAGCAACGGCCGCAATACCTGCCGGGGTTTGTTGCAGCATTAACTTAAAGTCAGCCCATTGGACTGTCGGCAACGCAGCCATTTGCGTGGCTTGCTGGCTCAACGTCTTCATGGCTTGTGCCGGTTCTGGAGCAGCAGCAGCCAAGCCACCGAAGCCTTTAACCAGCTCAGTGGTGTTCTTGGTGCCGACAGCAGCCAGTTGCGAATACGTTGAGGACATGTCAGACGCTGAGTAAATGGTCTCCGTGGCGTAGTCTTGCAACTGCTTTTTAACAGATGCAATTTCAGCCGGCCCCTTACCCATGTTTGCCA